TTTTTCATGGTAGTTGGCATCCCATATATTTTTCTTTTTTAAAGTCTCGAGTGTAGGGAACCCTTGGAGAATCTCTTCACGGGAAACGTTTTTGCGCCGCATTTCCTTAAAGTCATCATCACGACAGTTTGCAACAACATCGCGAAGGACAACAGCCTCGTCAAGACCCATAGCTTTAATAGTCTCTAAATAGATAAATCTCAAACCATTCCAGGCAGGAATGTTAGACCCATAAGTGCCATAAGCATGACCTAAACAAGAAAGGATAATATCCAAATACGTACGATTACGATTCTCTTTACCCCAAGCTACCCTTACAAAGTACTCACGAGACTCTCTGAAAGGAAGGTATTTGCACTGTCCTGGCTCGGCATGGTAGGGATTACGGACAAATTGGTGGCGAAGAAAGGTAACACCCCACCGAATTATCATCCCCATATAGACATCGCTAACAAAAGAGACGCCATCTTTAACACCACGAACCTCCACTCCAAAAAAAGTCTTCATAAATCGAGCAAAATTATAACCAGAAAAGTAGGAACTAATCAAAGGGTCATCTGTCTTATTCCAAACATGGTCATCTCCATAAACAATTATTGCTATAAGTTCAAGGAGCGCCTCCTCAAGCGCTTCTTTATGTTCGTCAGGAGCAACCTTAATTTGGTGGACACCAAAGAGAAAAAACCATAATGCCATTATCCATGAATCCATATGACTAGTATTGAGAACGCCACTGGGAACACCGCCAGTCTGTATCCCCCATATTGTTCCAAAAAGATGGGTAAGACGGCAGAGAATCGTGCGGATAAGGAAACGAGTTATCCTAATCCTCACCTTATGCTCGGGAGTATCGGCCTTATCGTAGACTGAACCATGAGAGTAATACAAATCGATAAATTTCTCGTGCACAGACTGGTCGAAGTTCCTCACATCGCCTTCGACCAATATCGCCTTCATATCGTTAAGAAAGTTAATCCTAAGCCGAGCGGCAAGACGGTCGGCACCACCACGAGAATGACCATGGCCAACCTGAATGACTTTTCCTCTTTCAAGCTTAAAGCGACACCTACTTACCATTTTTTCCATAAGAATGAAGATTGAAGAAGGAATAACATAAGTACGAAGTTTCTGCAATAAGAGTTCCCATTCAGGGTCAGACATTTGCTTGATAAAATCGTAGAACATTTCATTCTTGGGAACAATATTCCACTGAACAGCAAGATCCGGAGCGTCAGGATCTATTAACCACTCATAGAGAGAGCGAAGGTCAGTAGGCAAATTCTCATATTTTTTAGCACTTGGGC